CCACGGTATAGCCGTTCCCCCCTTGGGGACGGGTATTCCAACCCACGCTCGCTATATAGCTCAGAAACGGTAGGGGCATTACTGTCCCAAACGCTCTTGATGCTAATCCCTTGAGATATTCTCTCAAGGGACAATAGCGAATCCTGAACATGCCACCAGGCATGATACGGTAGCACCTCTGTGGTGCGAACTCGTCTACGATAAGGGACCTTCCAATAGTGGAGATCAGGGCAAAAGAATGCCCTGGGCTCATATTGAAGGATTTTACCCAAATCATAGTCAGTGTACTCCACTAAACCCTGACAGTTTGGATCGTTTGTCAAAGACAAACGGCCAAACTTACGGGCTACGGTGGTATACAGAAACGCAGATGTTTCAACAAAACCCCCGCTTCTCAGCCTCTTGGCTAAGTCGCAAAGGGATTCTGCGTCGGAATAGGAGTTGACACCCCGCGCCTTCATACGATACGGCGTAACATCTTTGCCATTATAGGCATCGACGCCACAGGATTCTCGGAAGAATCCCTTTCTGAATGTTTTGCTATAGTTGGGTATTAATCCAGCCTGAACAAGACCCCAGATTGCACCATCGTAGAACCGCGAAGGAACAATAATGTCATCTCCGAAGACATATATATCATCACAGTGTTCACCATGACGACATACAATGCCAGCTCGAACCAGACTCCAGAACACCAGACTCTCCACGGGGAAAGTCAGTGCATTACCCATTGGGGCGAACATCTGAAGTCCAACGCAACGTCCATCACTACAACGAACAGAGCTAGCGCGGGAACAGGTTAACAGTTTTACATCAATTACATTAAATAAGTAATTGACTAGACTGAGGCCTATCCTGTCGCTAGCTTCCTTAAGGTCGATCGTACAATATGATCGATCTTTGGAGGAAGAGAGCGCGAGCATACCATTCACCTTCTGATCCTGGAAGTTAATTTTTCCAGAGGTCAAAGGGTGCTGATTAATGCACCGCTCAAGAACATGTCGTTGGCCCTGCTGTATCCATACGGATTCACACGAGTGCACGCTAATTAGGCGTGGTCCTCGAGTATCTTTAGGAACAGCTGTAAGCTTGCAGTCATTATTACTAATGACCGTTCGCTTATCTCCCAGATCACTCATTCCTATATTTAATAAGGAATTGAAGTAAGGGTAGTAGGGATAAAACTCCTCTATAGGAGCTATGATGGTGAAATCACTCTTGGAACTAGGCCTACGGGGCGGAAAAACCGCACCTGGACCATGATTCGGAGTTATTTCAAGGAAGTTAGCAGATTTAACAACCTGTCTAACCAGACGCTGAGCTGTTCTGAACGTAGGAGCTTTGGTGATAGTGCTATCAAACGCACTATTCCAATTACCAACGTCAGAGTTAGCTTCCAAGAAGGCCTTTTGGGCCGTCTCGGTTTGTGTTTTTGTAGGTTCATACTCGGCTTTGTATCCCAACAACAAGACTGTACGCAAACATTTGAACTTAGTAGCATCCATATCACTATGGACACATGCCTCCCAGAGTGGCTTTAGCCAATCGGGGAAGTCAGGTTTATCCTGACCATGTTCTAAGAATGCTAATACAGCCTTGTCCAGTAGGGGACCCTCATAGAGGATCCATTGTTCAGTGAACCCTTCAGGGAGGTCCAAACGGACTCCTGTCAGATTATGAACATCTACTAGCAGGCGATAGTATACTTTTACTAGTGTACTCATATGGATTAAGAGTCCAGTGCCTGAGTTAGGTTGAAGGATGCATCCATTTCTAGATGCATATCCCAGTGTTTAGGAAGAGCCCAACGACGATTAGTATTTTTTCTTTCGAGAGATACTATACCGACGATGTCTCCAATTCGCGAGCTAAATGTCACCTCTATTTCACAATAGAGAGGACTACTTGCGGTTAGTTCTATCGATCGGACGTCGAGTTCTAATGAGTACAAGTTAAGACCGCCATAGAAATGGCGATCAAACAGTGTACTACCGGGGCACATGAGATAAACTTGCATAATACGGTTATCCGTACTATCGTGGTTATATTCCTGGACCGGCAACGCTGCAAACTCGGATTCTGCTTTAAAGTAGAACCCGCGACTGTAGCTTTCAATGGAACGAAGGAGCTTGTTAAGCTCCGTGCTGAATAGTGCTGTTTTCATATTTTTTAAGTATGAGATCAGCCCTACCAGTATTAGGCTTCCTAACAATGACTACACGATTACTGTTGCTTGTTGACGAAAATTTCGTCAGCAAGATCCAGACCTGTGTCGTCTTCTTGAATCGTATTCACAATCCGCTCGATGTTCGCAAGAACAACGGCAGATGTGACTGCGGTATCAACAAGGGACTCGACCTTCAGGGTCGCTCGACTCAGAACGGCAATAGTGCCGTCTGATAGAGCGCCCACATACTCAAAGATCAACACGTCTTGTGACTTCTGCAACTGAGTTGCAGGGTCTTTAACGTATTGATGCTTGACATACATAAGCTCCGGGAGGTTCATACCTCTCGAAACTTCGCGACGCAACGACCCATCCTTTTTATCGGAGAATTGTTGCGTGAATGTGAGGGTACTTATTGTAAGGTTACTATCCATATATAAGGTAGGGAGAAACTCCCCTGTTATTTGCTAACTAACGAATAACGATTCGCCAATGTTTGGTGGAGCAATGCGGCCATAATGGACGCTTGCTTTTTTCCAAATCGACCAGCTCCCCTAATCATTTGATTAGGTGGGGCTGGATTTCTGGTGTATTTGCTATTTATTAACTGAGCTAGTACGGTACCATCCTGCTCGACCGCTAGGTTATCTAACCCAGCTGGATCTAAAGCAGAAGCGGATAGCCGTGCTTGTTGAACGATGTTTGACTTTTCAGACACCGCAATATCCACGATTTGCTTGGTATTCCCCGTAAGGAGATTATCAAGATTATCGGTGATAGCCCGGAGGTCGACGAACCAATCTACAACAAAGGACCAGGGTATTAATTCCCAGACCAGAGCCGCAGGGCCAGTAACGCCGAATCGACTCAGTAGGTAATCGAGGTTTGAAAAGACCTCAGAATTATAACTACTGCTGCGAATACCTCTAACAGTAACAGTCCTACGGGACGCTGGGCAATAGACTTCCCAGAGTACCTTGGCCGCTGTTACTGTTGACCCAACGTTAACACTGTCAGCTAGGCGCCGATAGGAAATCCTACCAGTGCAGTGACGGTGTAACGAAACCAGCTTCCCAGATGACTTACGGAAAGCTGCCATCTTGACACGAATGTCTTTGACGGCGGCTTGAACCTTAGTCATGTCGGAAACTAGCGGAGCAATACCAAACGAATATAGCAAGTACAAGCTAGATACACCCTTGTAGCGCCTAAGCTGCTTTTTTAAAGAGCCGCCTAAACGCAACATTTTTATGCGCCGTAAGAGAGCCCGTCTATCATAGACAGATTCCCGAATAGCGTGATTAATAGCCGGATTCTGTAAGGTCTGTTTCAAGGACCTCATAGAAGAGACTAGTTGATCAGCTTCAATAATATTAAGGAGATTATCAGTCTCATTAGTAGAATAGAAGTCATGGACAGCATCGGCTTGCAACTGCTCAATCGTTTTGTCAAACACTATGTTGGGCGTATACCCGATAGGACCAGTCAAACGGAACTTTCCGTCTACTGGAGGAATCCAATCGATCCATACGACTCCCTGACCTGTTTTCCGTTCATCGAATTCACTAGCACCAGTACTATAGTAGCGCGAAGAAGCGCCACCAATGTAACCGGTGTAGAGTTCCTTTGTATGGTTAACAGGCTTGATACCGCGACCAGGACTGGGATCATCAATGATGACCTCAGTCTCAGAGCGGGTAACAATAGAGACAGGCCCGTAAGAAACGTTTTCGTTTATACGGGTATGCACGTTGTGGAGGTAAGAATTCCAGATGTAGTCGCCAGCAATGGCGACCTCATCAGGAATAGATTTGCTACGAGTTCTCATAATAAGACAGGAGAGGTCCACCAG